ACGGTACCAGCTTAATGTTCCAATAGATACGGGCGACAATGAAATTAAAGAGCTGACAAGGGAGTACAAGCGTGAAAAGAGAATGCCAAACGGTACCACAAAGCACGAATGGTACAGGCCACACGGGGCAGACAACGAGCTGTGGGATTTGCTCGTGTACGATAACGGGTCTTTGGATATTCTGGCGCATCTTGTTTGCACTCAAAACTTAGAACTAGACGAAACTGACTTCCAAATATTTTTGGAATATGTGGAAGAAGAACATTTATTCTACACAATTGACTGATCGTTAACGCTATAGTTGACAATTCGTTAATTATCAAGTAAGGTCACTATATGGATTCTGAATATTGCCAAGCGCAAATAGACATACTCAAGCCGTTAATAGCAGCTTATCAGGCTGTTTTATTGCAGTTGGCACAGAATCCAAACAAGAGTTATACGCTTAATACAGGACAAACCACAGAGAGCGTATCCAAGTACGACATTGATAAGATTAGGGACATGGTCAATGGTCTTCAGGGTGATTTACAGTATTGGTACGACTGCCTAAACAACACAGGTACTAGCATATTGGGGCCAGCATATTGACTTTTTTAAATAAAAATAAAGGTATAGAGGGCTGGGATAATGACTTGACTTTTGAGCCTCCCCCCGTGGCTAACGTAGTAGAAGCATCATTCGATGATTACGATCCAAGCATCTATGATGGTCAAAAATTCCCCGGTGGACTTGCACCCCTCGTTAACATTTTGGCATTGGACTATCACGCATTAAGACAACGTTCGATTGACTTATTCCATAGAACTACATACGGGCGCGGTATTGTCAGGCGTCTTGTAACAAATATTATCAATACCGGATTGTCTCCAGAGTGTGCACCCGAAGAAGTTATACTTGGGTTTGAAGAAGACCAGCTTATCGACTGGTCTGAAAATAACGAGAATCAGTTTAATTTGTGGGCTAATAGTCCTCAAGTTTGCGACATAAAAGGCAATCGAACTTTCGGCGCACTTCAAAGACAAATACTAACAGAGGCTTTTGTTGGTGGTGACTGTCTAGTTATCCAAAGACAGAATCCCAAAACTAAATTACCACAAATCCAAATCGTACCATCGCAGAATGTTGAAACCCCCACTGATAAATGGAATGACCCTACAATTTTCGAAGGCGTCAAGATTGACAAGAACGGGGCGCATCTAGGGTTTTGGGTTTATGACAACAATACTGAAAAGCATATCTATATACCTGCCAGAGGGTCAAAGACAGGCCGCTTACAAGCTTGGTTAGTATATGGAGTTGACAAGCTAGAAGATGCAGTCAGGGGCGAACCACTGCTTGCTATTGCTATTCAACCAATTGCAGAGATAGACAAATACAGAGACAGCGCACAACGTAAAGCCTTTTTGAATGCCGCCATGGTTGGAGCTGTTGAGCGCGGGGCAAATAATAAGTACAAGTCAAAGCCGGTTACAGGTGGAGCAACCAAGCGTGGCGAAATATCGGTAAACAATGGAGCCACAGACCCGACCGTGAAAACTTCTGGACTAGTGCCGGGATTATTCTTTGAGGGTTTACAGCCAGACGAGACTGTCAAGTTCTTCCAGAATAACGGTGTCGATGCCAACTTTTCAGCATTTGAACAGGCCATTCTAGTTGGCTTGGCATGGGCACTTGAAATACCCCCAAGTATTTTAATATTATCCTACAGTAGCAATTACAGTGCTAGTCAAGGCGAAGTGTCGGAGTTTAAAATATATCTTGCTAAAGAGCAGGTTCGTTTTGCATATGGAAACAATGATAAAATCTATCAAGATTGGTTTTTGTCAATGGTTCTTTTAAATAAAATCGAAGCTCGCGGATATATCGAAGCTGTGGCAAATCCTGCCAAGTGGGATATTTCAAGAGCATGGACATTGTGCGACTGGTCAGGGGCTGTGAAGCCGTCTAGTGATATGCTCAAAGTGACAACTGCTTATATAAAGCAAATTGAAGGTGGACTAAATACGCACGAAAGAGCAACCCGAGAATTAAACGGCCAGAAATTTTCCAAAGTCATGCGCAGACTTAAAAAAGAAAATCAAATGAAAGCCGATGCAATGCGGCCATTGATGGAACTTGAAGCAGAGTTTTCAGGTGGTGGAACTGAACAAGTAGAAGGCGCAGAGATAACGCCACAAGAGGCTACAGCCGCAGACAAGGCACAGGCCGCTAAGACATTTGCAGACGCTTACGGTGTTGGCGTGAGGGCTGGCACAACTACACCACAGACAGCAGACGAAAAAGAGTTTAGAAAGCTTCTAGGCTTGCCTGTTATGAGCGCGGATACGATTAAAAAGTGGAAATTTGAGCATGGTACAAGACAGCCTATCACGTTGGCGCGAGAAGAGGATAATGACGATCCGGAGAACCACGAAAACCAAGATCAAGAGGTTGACGAAAAGGACGATCAACCGGAGCAGGAGAATGAACAATGACTATATGGTTAATGCAATCTGACGAAATTAAAAAAATAGAATCAAAATTGAATATGGTTATTGATTCAAAAATGGCTTTAGAGATAAACGCTGTTGACCACTATACCAATGACATTGTAATTGACAGCGCGGGCGTTGGCACGGTTATTGTTTCAGGTGTGTTAATGCCAGAACCAAACGAACTGCTAGACTATTTCAGCGTTAATTATACCGCATACAGTGACATTGTTAATCAGATAAATGCACTCGAAGGCGACAAGACTGTTAAGTCTATTCTGCTTAAAATCAATAGCCCCGGTGGTGACATAGTTGGAATGTACAACGCCATGAGCGTAATTGCAGGCACTGATAAGCCAATAACAGCGCAAACCACTGGAATGGCCGCGAGTGCCGCCTACATGCTGGCCAGCCAAACTGACGACATAGGATCGTCAGATGAGCTGACATTGATTGGCAGTGTTGGAGTTGTGATTGATCACTTTGTCAGTGATAATTTTGTAAGCGTTACAAATACAAAATCAGAAAAAAAGAGAAATGACGTAACGACCCCAGAGGGTGTGAAAAACGAAAAAGAAGAGCTAGATGATATTTACAATGTATTAGTTGAAAAAATCGCAGAGGGTCGCGGTGTTACAGTTGAAGCCATAAACCAAAACTATGGTCAAGGCGCAATTATGACAGCCCGCACAGCGTTAAAAAATGGCATGATTGATGCTATTGGAATTATAAAACCAGCCGAACAAACGGCTATCACAGAGGAGACAAGAGCTATGGATAAGGCACTTTTAAAAGCTGAACATCCTGAACTTTACTCTGCAATTTTGGCCGAAGGCAACGAGGCCGGAAAAGTAGAAGTAAACACTTTAACACAGGCGCATTTGGTACTTGCGGACGCGAGTGGAGACATGGAACGCGCACTTTCAGACATTAAAGCAGGCGTTTTAGTTGACGCGGCTGTAATGGCACACCACACAGCACAGGGAATTAAAAAAGCCCAAATTGTAGCGCACGGAGACGAAGCACCAGTTGTTCCCGAAACTTCTGACGAAGTTGAAGTTGACGCGGACAAAGAGCTGGAAAAAGAAATGAACGCTATTGATGGTCTGGAGGTTACACTATGAGTGGAAATATAACTACTACAGCCGTAGAAAATGACACCGTTTTTATCGGTGATAAAGTTGAAGAACTTGAAGTAATTACTGGAACCGTTGCAGGCGTTGCCGCGACTATTACAGACACAACTAGTTATGCAGTGACAGATCAAGACGGCCTTACTTCGATTATTACAATCGTTGGAGATGCCAACAATACAGGTGCTCAAACTGTAACTTTTTCAGGTGCTACAACCACAGCCCTTCAAGTTGCCGCTCAAATGAACGACCAGCTTACTGGTTGCTCCGCAGTTGTTGACACCGGCCAAGTTGTAATTACAACTGACAAGGTTGGCGCAGGCGTGACTATTTCAGCAGCCGCAGGAACTGGTGCGATTACATGGGACACTCCAACCGCAGGTTCGGGCGTTTCAGGTTCTTTGGTTATTGCCAAGGGAACTTTAATGGCTCGCAATACTTCAACTACTAAAATGGTTGTTTATGTAGCAAGTGGATCGAATGGTACAGGATCGCCCTTGGGTGTTATTGATACCGAGTTGACATATGTCGCAACTGGCGACTTGTCTGCAAAAGTAGCTCGCGGTGGACTGGTTGATAAAGGCAAATTGATTGTAAGCGCAACTGGCGCGGCTCCAACCTTGCTTGTAATTGATGAACTAATGAAGGACAGCTCAATTGTTGCTGTTTCTGTAGACGAAAGATAGGAGAATAAAATGAGCGATAAAAATACAGTAAAAATGTTGAAGGCATTTGAAAAGAAAACAAAGCCACCTCTTTTCCTATCCAGCTTTTTCAAGACCGATGCCGATTCTTTTCATAATCAAAAGAAGGTTGAAGTTGATACAAAGCCTGTTGATGAAGAGGTTGCGTTGCCTGTTTCTGGTGTTGGTTCTAATTATAACCACAATAACACTGAAAACTATTCTAATACTGAAGTTACCCCGGCGGTTTTCAAAGAAGATGAGCAAATTCCAGCCGCCGATCTTATGGATCGCACAATGGGAGATGACCCGTTCAAAGATGTAAACTTTAATCTGAATGGTTCACGCAAGGCTTTAGAAATTGGTAACAAACTGCAAAACAAAATCATCCGTGCGCGTGAATTGCAAGCGGCTCAAATTTTGACCACTGGCGAAATTGCATCTTCGGGTGGATTCTCTGGTATCGATTACAATGTAGCCTCTACTTTGTTTCCTACAGCTTCGGTTCCATGGACAACTATTGCTACAGCCGATCCAGTTGGCGACCTTTTAAGCCTCGCCGGTGTTATTCGCAAGGGCGGAACTGACGCTAAACGCATCATCATGGATGGTGATTCTTTTGAGGCAATGATGGCAGTTACAACCGTTGCGGCTCGCTTTAATAGTGTTGATGCGAAGCTTGGTGCTATCAATCCCATAATTGGCGGCGGCACCGGTGACGGTTTCTTGCGCGGTTGGATTTCCGTTGGTAATTACAGACTTGATATTTACACCTATGGTGGACAATACAAGCTATCCGGAACTGACACTCTTTATCTACCACGTAAGAAAGTAATTATGTTGGGCGATAATTCAGAACTTAGAACCACATTCGGCGGTATCCCAAAATTCCCAAGTGAAAGAGCTTTGCAAGGTTACTTACCTCGCAGAGTTTCAAACGCTGGAAAAGGCGCGGATATGAGTTTTAACGCGTGGGCATCCGGTAACAGGGAAGTTCTTAACATTGGTGTCGGCACTAGAATGCTTCTTATTCCGGTTGACAAGACGGCTTTTGGTTGTCTCGATACTGACTTGGCATAAAGGGGTTTATTATGGGTAAAAAGAAAGCATCTAAAAAAGTTGTTGAGCCTGTATCTAAACAAGTTGAACCCGTAGCACAGCCCGCAGTTGATGAGGTCAAAAAAGCAGTAGTTAAAAAGGGCGTTAATATAACATCTAAAAGGGGCGTTTTGTCCGAAGGTGATGAAGTAAAGACGCACTATGTTAATTGCAATTTGCAAGACCTTGTTGATAAGGGTTTTTGCAAATGGGTAAACGTGGAGTAAAAAATGGGATTGCGTGAGATCGCACATCAAGATTTACAATCAATTTTCGCGGATGCATCCGGGTTTGTTTGGCCATGTGTTATTACAAGCCCGGACAGCGTCTCTGTTGATTTTGATTGCCGCTCTAATGACATTCACTTGTCAATAGATACCGGAACGGGTGACACTGTTACGGGTAGGCAAGCATCGGTTGTTGTCCTGATTAGCGATCTTATTGCAGCCAATTTCCAAACTATTTCAGGTGTTGCAAACACAAGCATTAAGCCGTGGGTTGTCGTTTTCGATAGCATAAACGGAATTTCGGGAACTTACAAAGTTGCTGAGACGTATCCAGACCACGGTGCAGGTTTAATAGTTCTGTTATTGGAGACATATAAA